TAGAAGCCAGAAAGCCATATCAGTAGAGAAACCAGCCTTGCGCAAACTGGTGTAATAAACGTGCAGAGCAATGCAATACTGGTCTAGAGCTGAGTAAGCATCTAGGTCAATGACCTTTTTAGTTCTTGCCATGTCAATAATTATCGGTCAAGAAGTATGTTGTAAATCTCATCGACACGCGAGTTGAGTCGCTTAATTTCCGAGAGTAAATGAGTAATGACATACCCAGATAGTCCACCGATTATGCCAAGGGTGGCAATGTAAAGCGTGAAGAAGTCCTGTTGGTTCATTTTTTAGGGGTTGCGTATCCAAACACGCCAGCTACTAGAGATCCAAGGATTGCTCGGTAGTCCAGAGCAAAGTTTGAGGTAGTACCCCATACTGCTAGAAACGCTCCTATTGACATTAGGTAAGGGTTCTTCATATTCATGCTGCTCCGCCTATCATGGGTACATTAAAGAACGAGCCATCTGCATCGCCCTCCTTGGTAAAGCTAATATGGCAATGATGATTGTGCTTATTAACCCCATCGTAAGTACGCCAAGCCCAAGCCTTCTTAGACGATGCGATTCTGCCATCGAAGATAATGTAAGAGATTCTTTTATCGCCACGTTTTGCACAGAGTCGTAGTTGATCCGCAAGGTCAGGCATGAGGTCTGGCTTGGCTTTGCCAGATAAATCCCTGTCAATATCAACGGCTCGGACGATACCTTCTGCATCAGGATTGTGGTCAGAAGGACGTGCTTGATGACGAGTGTCGCCAATCCAGCCGTCTGAGGTGCGATCTCTATCTGGGTAACTATCATCGACTTGAAGCCTTAACTGTTGCCCAGCTTTGCATAATTTGGGAGTCATGCCAATAGAGCTATTACATCTTCAGGAGTAAGACCTAGTTTATCTAAAACTTCTTGCTTCTTAGCTTCACGAGCCGCTTGAGCAGCTTCAATTTTTGCAATCTCTTGAGCATCGATTGCAGATTGAGCGATTTCAGCTTCTGTCATTTCGCGGTCGATGTATGAACCATCTTCCTGATACTCACGAACTTTTCTAGTTGATGTGTTTGTCATTATTTCACTCCATAAATGTAGATAGTTCCATTGGCAAAGTTTCCGCCACCTTGACTGTAATAGAAAGTGACAGTTGAAATCGCGCTTGATCCGTTGTAATAAGCCAAGCGATTTGCAGCGCGGTAAGTAGTACCGCCAAGATTTCCAAATGTCTGAACACTAGCTAAGACACCAGTTGTATCTGTGTAACGATAGACATTTACCAATCCATTTCCTGATGCACCGCCCGTTAATGTATTTACAGTGCAAAGTCCAATTGCTGATACGTTGGTATTTTCATCTCCGCTCGCAGAACCGCCTTGTTCAAAAAATCCGCGGTAGTTGTAATTGCTGCCTGTGTCGCTGTTGAATCTCATGCCTAAGTCAGAGTTGTTTGAACTTCCCCAATAGACATTTTTAATCACAAAAATGAGATTTGTGTAAGTGCTGGCAATTGATGAGCTCGTAACTGTTTCAACCCCTGAAAGTGAAAGGGTTTGTAAAAGTGTCATTCCCCCACCGCCAGCTGTAGCCCACGCAACGCCTGTTGCGGCTGTTGAGTCGGCAGTAAGAACTTGTCCATTTGTACCTACTGGGACGCGGGCATTGGTTGTTGAATAACCCCACACATCGCCCTTAGTTGTCAAAGGTGAAGAAAGACCGCCGCCACCAATAGCAACCCACGCTGATCCTGAATAGGTCTGTACCGCATCGGTATCTTTAAGATAGCAAGCATTACCCTCTTGAGGGCTAGTTACTGCCGCGTCTCTAGCTGCTGCATTGGCAAACACCCAGATGCCCTGCATTAGATATCCGTTTGTATCGGCTGCGGTCAGGACGTCACCTGTCGCGAATGTCTTAAAGCCTTGTCCTGCTGCCATGGTTCTCCTAGTAACTCAATGTATTAGTGCCGATTATACCGTAATACGAGCTTCCAACGATGAAGCCATCGGCGATTGGCTCTAACGTTGTAATATTGCAGGTCATTTTGTTGGGCGTAATTGACCAGTTGACGCCTTGATACTGAAGGTTTTTTACAATAGTCGAACCATCTGGCTGGACGTTTGTAATAAGAAGATTGTCAAAGAAATCCAAGCCAATCATTGTGTCTGTTGGAACTGATGGGTCTAATAGATCAACGGTCATTTCGTCAATGCGGATAGTTGTCTCTTGACGGGTAGCAACGTATTCCTTGGCAATATTGGTAACTATTGCATCTGTTTCAGCTACGAGGTCAGTTTGGGTAACGGAATGAGGAAAATACTTATCAATTGATGCTTGGTTAATTGCTGTAATGGTTGAACCGCCAACACGGGCAAGATTGGCTTGATTAATAATCAGTTTGTCATCGAAGCTGTACTTAAGGTTCTTGTAAGGAATCCCACCAGTTTGATTAAAGGCTGTAGGAGTAGCTGCTAGGGAACTCATCACCTGCGCTCTTGACTTAAATACTGCTGTGCCTGAGCCGTCTATATAGAAAGCGCCCGTCTCTGAAAACTCTGCGTTTTTAATCGCCGCAAGGCTTGTGCGTGAAGTTGCTGGGTCAGCAATACAAGTGTTTGCACCTGCCGCTACCGTACGCATAGTAGAAGGGAAAGAGACCTGATTTAATATCTTGTCAATGCGTGTGCCTGTTGTCTGTCCTGCACCTGAGTCTGTGATTGTGCTGACGTTAGCCATATTAAATAAACGAAAAGCGTCTTGGCAGATAATGTCCACATAGCCAGTTTCTTGACCTGTTGGATATGTATATCGGTACTCAATGGCATAGCCTGAAAATAAGAACTTTGATGCAGTTGCCGTAGTAGCTGAAACGCGTAACTTTCTAAGTGGGACAAGATAGCCAAAATAGGGGCTGGCTGTGTTCTGAGGATTAAAGTAGCTGAGAGGGTCTAAGACTCTGACCGTGCATTGCCCTGCCTCGTACTGGTCGCGCTGGATATTGCGCCCACGAGTAATGCTGATTTCATAGACATTAGGGGTCAGATCAACTACTGGGTCATTACCAGATGCTTCTGCTCCTAATAATGCCGTGCCAATAATGCCGTTTTTAGTATCGCCAAGGACAAGACCTTGAAAGCCAAAGGTTGCGCCGTTTGAGAAGTCAAATGATACGGCTATCTGCGCTGGGAGTGCCATTAGCCGAACATACCTGCGATTCTACCAATCTGAGATGGTGAACCTGAAAGGCTTGAGAGCTGTGCGCCTGCTAGTACTTGATTAATAAGTTCCTGTTCACGGATTACATTGCCTTGGACTGTTACGTTAATCACTGGCTGTCCAGCATTAGGGTTATATGTAAGTCCAGTACTTTGATTGTATGAGATTGTTCCATCAGAAGGCATTGAAGGAACATTAGTGTCTGGCAGTTTAGGAGGTATTACCGTGGTGTTGCCACCGCCGCCAGTTGCAATCTTTTCTGCATAAGCTGTGCCAGTCAAGACTGTTGCTGCTTTACTGGCAAGATAAGTTAAGTAAGCATCGAGGTACTCAAAAGGGTTCTTAGCGTTAGGCAAGGCGGCAAGGAACTTGGCGAGGTTGCCTGAAGAATCCTGAGCCATAAGAATTTGATTAGTTAATTTGGTTGCTAAATCAGCATTACCGTTAAGCAAAGCCAGTTGAGCCTGAAGGCGGATTTTTTCATCTTCTGACAACTGTCCTTTGAGTGCAGCAACAATGCCAATCTGCTCAAGGTCAAAGACAGTTCCAGCCTTCTTTAATGCGGCTTGCTTCTTCTGTTCTTCAGTTAAAGACTTCTGCGCAACAACTTGCTTCTTGGTTAGTGCTGCTAATTCCTTAGCTCTCTTAGCTGCCGCTGCTTCTGCTGCGCGTTGCTGGGCTGTTCGAGCTGCTGTACCTGCTGGAGACTTAGAACGGTTGGTTGATGGTTTGCTTTCCAACATGCCAGCAAGTGATCCATTAGCACCAGTTAATCCGCCAAATGAAGTAAGGAAATCAAGACCTTTATAAAGTCTAACCAACCCACCAACGGCAAAGCCTGTGGCTACTGCTATGCCGTTGATTGCCTTGGCTATATTGTCAATCGCTTTGACGGCGTCTGAAGTCTGTGTGCCACCAGCCATAAGAGCAAAGGCATCTACTAGACCTTTACCGATTGTCTCCTTGGCGTTGTTGCTTGCCAGTGCTAAAGCATCGAGCTTGTACTGAGTAGTTTCAAGATATGCGCTTGCAGCTCCAGCAGA